GTTTCTCCATCAAACGCTCGTAATCATCGACAGCACGAGATTCTTCTGCAGGAGTCAATGGCTCACGCTTAATGTTCTCTTGGAGTTCTATGGTATGTCTATGCCAATCATCTGTGGGGTCTATGATCGAGATCTTTACGTGCTCGAAATCTTTCCAGTTCTCGTAGGCTTCACGGTTTTGGAGTATGGACTTGATAGCCATAAGTCTACGCTCACCTGCGATTAGTACGAAATTAGAATCCACTACAATAGGCTGTATCTGACCTACTTCGTAGATACTATTCGCTAGTTCTTTGAGCTTTGCTGGAGCAAACTCCTTGCGTTGTCGCATGGCTGGAGTTTTTATCTCTGATGGCTCTATGGATCTGATGTCTTCGGTCATGCTATATCCTTAACTAAGACAGGCAAGGCACGAGTAGCATTACAACACTACCCAATGCCCTGCCTGTCCCGTGGGGTTAAAGGTACGTGAGTGCTACCCTATACTACGAAACGCTCGATCTTAATGGAGGTCCCAGATGTTCCAGTAGTCTCGTTGGACCAGTCTTCGGACTTGATCTTGGCAACACACTCGTTACCAATAGCTTCGTCTAGGTCCTCTGAGATGTTCTCCTGGATGTCCATAAAGCTCAGGCTTAGCTTCTTCTGCTCGTACTCGTCACTGTCAGGATCAAGGCTGTTCAGTTCAGAGAGACGGTCAGAGAAAATAGCCAGCACTGCTTGGTTAAAGAACCAAGTACCCCACGAACACCAGTGAAAAACCGTGAAGCCGTTAGCGTCTGCGTCCTCTGAATTAATAACCTTGAACTCGAAATTAATACCAGGCTTTGCAGATGCACGAGATTCGCGGTATGTCCACTTGCTGAACGCGAGATCGTACTGTCCAGGATCTAGAGTACGATCGAGGTGCTTCTTTTCAGTCTCGAGGCTGCCAAACTGTAGGTCTTGATAAACTTCAGACATGATGGTTTTGTTCCTTATGTTGAGTTTAGTAAAATGTATGCGTGTGCATACGTGAGTGCTACCCTACTACGTTGCTACATTAGCTCCTAGTCTCCTTTGTCTTGAGCTGCCGCTAGGCTGTGTTGTAAAGCGATGTTGATACGTACTAAGGTATCCTTGGTTTCTTTAAACCCCATGAACCTTGCACGATCAATCTCGCCTATGATGATTTTCTGTAACACATATCCGTCATCTTCTGTGAGGGGTATATACAATGTGTCTTCTTCTGGCATTTTCGTATACCCTTTGTTTATGTTACCTAGAAGGTTAAAGTCTGATTTAGGATTCATGGAAGTAGTAAGTCAAAGTTCTGTGGCATCTCGGACTCAAGATTAGGATTACGCACACGTGCTGTGTATACGCCACTTGGACGGGTTTGCCATAGATACGATGTCTTGTCTCCTTTACCTTTTACGATTGCGTGAAGTACATAGTCGAAGTACGATGGAATGATACCTGCGAGTTTACCTGTGAGTGACGGGACTATCTTCACTATGCCTGTGGTCTCGTTTTCCTTGGTGTCCTCGTGACATATCACTACTATGTTCTTCTGCATCATGATTAAGGCTTCGATGAACTTTATGGTTAAGCGCATTGCGATGCCGTAGTCTGGTTGTGTGGGCGCAGCATCCAATGGTTTGTTGTTACTACTCATAGTGTGGTCCATGATTGCACCGTAGAGCCGTGTCATAGAATCTATGATTATTGTGTTAGGTTGAGCCTCAGGTTCCGCCTTGTGCATACGATGTAAAGCCTGCTTGATCTGATCATATGCCGCAGGTTTCTCTTTGCCTCTGTCCGTGACTAGCCTGTCAGGTATTAGACCTTTGAATGTACCCTCGGCGAAATCACCCTCGAGAGCCTCGCTGCCTTCGTCTATGTCTATGATGAATGCGGGTAAAGCTCTCTCAGGTAACGTGCGAAGACAGAAGGTTTTCCCGCTACCGACATCGCCGTATATGAGAGTCTTCTTAGGTGCATCATCACGCTTTGTACCCATGTCTATGTGCTGTGGCATGTTATTGCTGCCTTTCTAGCGGGCTGAGGTATCCCAGACCAGCTTGCTATATTGTGTGTTTTGTACGGTGTCTCGGAATCCATGTGATGCTCCACATATATCGAAATATGGACAAAGCCTATTCCATGATGTACATGCGGCTTGGCCATACATAGGAAAGAACTCATCTTTGTGCATGGATAGTATCTGTCTACATGTTACGATTATGCCGCGTTTCCATTCATCTATTATGTCCTGTGACATGTTAAGTTCGCTACGAAAGAAACTATCGTTTTTGGGTGAGATTAATAATACGTCTACTATGAAATCACTACAACTCTCGTACTCTGGTATTTGTTGTGTTGCCCATACGTAACCGATAAATTGATTACTAAGTTGAAAGCTAGGTACTAGGTACTGCGACTCCCATGTTGAGGTTTTGTGATCCATACATAGGAGTTTATTATCTACCGCAAGAATCTTATCTACTAGGCCACCGTATACTACCTTCCAGGTTTCTCCATACACGGGCATTGAGCCTAGATCGAACTCGAAATACAACTCACTTGTTACCGTGTCGTATCTGCTATCGTCTTCATGCCAGCGTTTCCAGTATGCTTCTAGTAGCCTGATGCCTCGGCCTGGTGTGCGTCTGATGTCTTCTGGTACAGGCTGGTATGCTTCTAAGAACTCCTCTTGTGCTATTTCTAAGGACTCCTGCATAAACATAGCGTCTAAGGCTTTATGGATTGCGATACCAAAGAGTAACGGTGCGTCTGGTGTCCTCACGCTATGGGGATCAGCCATAAAGCCGCCTGGTACTAGGCTCTGTCCTATACGATGCTGGAACTTACGCGGGCATGTGCGGAACTCACCTAAAGCATAATTGTCTACTTTTATTACACGTTCGTCTGGATATATACCGGCTCTCATCGTGTTACCTTCTTTCTATATGCTGTTTAGTAAGTCTAAGGTTGCCTTGGACCCTAGTTTTATTTCTTCTTTTATCTTAACTGCGCGTTTCTTGGTTGCTTGTGGGCGATCTGATGTATTTAACTTAGCGTTCTCTAAGAAGTCTAAAGCACTGCTAAGCTCGGTGTCGCTAAGATCCTGCACGTCCCGTAACAACAACTCGTAATCCATAGGTACAGGCTCGAGATCTGCTATGGGAGCCATTGCACGATTAGGATTATTACTAGTTCCACGGAGCCATACGTGGGTGTCTGATGCTTCGGCGTCTACTACCTTAATGTCACCGTTCCAGTATACGTAAGCGTCTGGTAGTACTTTTGTCAATAGGTACCGCAGCCTTTCCTTTATGTAAGAACTCTCTTAAAGCCCTGCGTAATACTTCGGCTCGCTTGCCGTGGTGATTGCCTTCCCGCTCTAGATACCGAGCTAGGTCTCGCTCTAGCTCGATATCTAGGTTCACGTACATACGTTTCATTACTACATACTCCTTATTTACTTTTGCCTCGATTCCAAAACCATAGCAGACTTATGATGGTTAGGGTGCATAATATGTCTAAGCCGTCAGTACCTCTAAGGTATTCCCACATGTTTATGTCCTATTGTTTCGTGATGTGAATTAATGATATTACTATGTGTGAGTTTATTACTACCTACTTCTTACATGTTAGTTTTGCGTGTTTCTGTATGTACAAATGCCACTTGGATTTATCGAAGTTAGCGTATGCGTTGTTTAACGCTGCGCCTATGGCTAGCTCTACATCTATTGCACGCTTTACATGGTTATCGTCTTCGAGACCTTGCGCGTACATGTCTACTACTACGTCTGCGAGTAAGCGATAGTCTTTACGTGTCATTATGTTTTCCTTGTTTTCCTTTTGCGTCTTCTATGATTAGTGTTATTCTGAGGTCATTCAGGAGCTGTAATGCCTCACGATGTTTTTGCGTCATGGTATCTATGAGAGCTATTTTCTCTGATATGGTTGCGGCTGGTTCTATCTTAGATATCATTTATAACCCGCCTTAGTTATACACACGGGAAATTAACTGTCGTTTTCCGTTAGTTACACGCCATACACTTCCGCGCCAAAGATTAATACACATGGCGTGCATATAAGAAGTAGTGTGGATTAGGAACCGTTTCCCGCCCCTATCAACTCCAGTTATATGATACATGAGCCCTCGCCCTCCTCTTCGCATTCACACTCGTCTTCGTCCTGTTCACACTCCTCACATTCCCCACACTTCCCCTCCCACCACGGATCAGTGGCTAGCCATATGTCATATGCATCAGCCATCACGCCACCTCTGGATTGTTAAGCTCGGTGTCTGCGTCTTCGTCTGGCCTGAACATATCCGCCCACTCGCTAGGGGTTATACCACTCTGTATGAACTCCCTAGTGTCTGCGTCTAGTGTGGGGAATATGTCCTGGATCAGCCCCTCGCGTCTGAGCCACTTCTGAAGTCCCAGGGTAAATTGCATCATACTAAGATCTACTACCATGCTGTTGCTCTCACCGCTACTCATACTCACCCTACGGAACTCTACTCCACCGTTCTTGTATGATAGATCGAACGCTCCTATGTTTCTATTATCCATTACTCCATCTCCGCGTTTTGTAGTAGTATTTCTAAGCTACTACTTATGTCGTTTAGCTTCGTGTCTACGGCTTCGCTCGATTGTTCGAGGCTTTCTACGGTTTCCTTGATGCTGTCTAGTTCTACTGCTAAGTCCGCAAGCAACTCCTTCATTATTCGTATGTCTAAGATGTCGAGATTGTCCATACTTCAGACTCCTTTGTTATGTGGTGTGTGGTGTATGTTTACACCTAAAAGGTGTTTTGGTATAGTATAATTTAACATATAATAGGAATAAGTCAAGGGAATATTTTTCCCATGACTTAAGTACTTGTTTTTGCTGTACTTAGGACAAACTTATGCAAACTTCTGCATACTTAAACCAAACTTCTACACCTTAACCTATTGTTTTTACTACACTTAGCAAACTTCTGCATACTTCTGCATACCCCCCAGGATCTCGCTGGCGAAGGGGTTTTATTATATATATATATAGTATATATATATATATAATATTATACCTCTCTCTGGGCAATGACAAGGGGGGTGTAGAAGTTTGTAGAAGTTT